GCTCTACAGACGGAGGGCGAGGATTATGTGATTGCCTCCGACACCGACTCCGTGTATCTGCGTCTTGGTGGAGTGGCTGCGCGGTGCAAGGACAGCGACACAGGCAAGCGCGTGGACTTCTTGAATGATTTCTGTGAACGGGTAATGCAACCGTTCATTGACAAGCAGTTTGCGGAACTGGCTACGAATATGAATGCCTACGCCAACAAGATGTCAATGGGACGCGAAGTCATCGCGGAGAAGGGCGTGTGGACTGCCAAGAAGCGGTATATGCTGTCTGTGTGGGATGCCGAAGGTGTCCGCTACAAGACCCCCAAGTTCAAGATCATGGGCATGGAGACTGCGCGTTCGTCTACTCCTGCGTATGTTCGCAAGGCACTGAAGACCGCGATTGAAACTGTTCTCATGGGTGATGAACCCACGCTACAGCAGTTTGTGATAAAGACAGAGCGGGAGTTCAAGTCCCTGCCTGTGGAAGAGGTTGCATCGCCCCGTTCCGTGAGCAGCATGGACGAGTACGCCAACGCGCTCACCATTTACAAGAAGGCTACTCCCATCGCGGTGAAGGCGGCTCTGCTGCACAACTCAATTGTGAAGCGACTCAAACTAGACAAGAAGTACCGCTTGATTGGTGAGGGCGAGAAGATGAAGTTCATCTACCTGAAGACTCCCAATCCCATCCACGAAGGCGTGATTGGTTTCCCCACCACCATGCCCAAGGAGTTTGATCTTCAGAAATACATTGACTACGACACTCAATTCAAAAAGACTTTCCTTGAGCCTCTACGCGCCATCACCGATGCGGTGGGGTGGAGTCCCGAGGAAAGAAATAGTCTTGAGTCTCTGTTTGCGTGATTGCCTCCCTACATACAGTATCTAACCCCCTAACAAAAGGATTCGTAATGGCTACTAAAATCGTGAAGGTTCAGACCGGCGAAGAACTCATTGCATCCGTCACCGAGAATTTTGAAGGCGACAAGATTGTGTCGTACACTTTCAAGAATCCGTGCATGGTTGTGCCCGTGCCCACCAAGGGCGGCGGTGCAAATATTGCGGTCGTGCCGTGGATGGCATCAGTCAAGGACACCAAGGTGACTGTGCCTGCGTCCTATGTCATGTTCACTGCTGATCCTGCTACGGATCTTGCAAACGAGTTCAACGGCGCGTTCAACGGGCTTGTGGTTCCCACCGCCAATGCCCCCCACGCAGGACTCAAACTCACCACCTGATGAGTACCCTAAATCTTGAATACTTGAAAGGTCTTCTCTCAAATAGAAAAGACCTGCTGCGGCGTGAAACTCAACAGATGATCGTTGACAAACTTACGCCGTTGGATACAATACGGGCTAACGAGTCCGAGATGACTCTCATTGACGCACAGATGAAAGAATTGGAGAAAGCATGAAACTAAAGGACATTCTGAAGGCAGCAGGAAACAAGTACGCCACCGTAGCCTCTGACGGCTTGGAGGGCAGCGATGTAAAGGGATTCATCTCCACGGGATCGTATGCGTTCAACGCGCTGTTGAGCGGTTCCATCCACGGTGGAATGCCGGACAACAAGATCATTGCCCTTGCGGGTGAGCAAGCCACGGGCAAGACCTACTTTGCCCTGAATGTGGTGCGCGAGTTCCTGAACTCCGATCCCAACGCTATGGTCATGTATTTTGATACCGAGCAATCCATTACTTCCGATCTACTGCGGGATCGCGGCATTGACACCGACCGCGTGGCTGTGCTGCCTGTGGCTACAGTTGAAGAGTTCCGCCACCAGTGTGTGCTGTCGGTGGACAAGTACCTTGAAGCAGACAAGGACACTCGCCCCCGCATGATGATCGTGCTTGACTCGCTTGGAATGTTGTCCACCGAGAAGGAGATGAACGACACCGCAGAGGGCAAGAACACCCGCGACATGACTCGCGCACAGGTCACGAAGGCGGCGTTCCGCGTCCTGACCATCAAGTTGGGTCACGCACGGATTCCCCTGCTGATGACGAACCACACCTACGATGTGGTGGGTGCGTATGTGCCCATGAAGGAGATGGGTGGCGGCAGCGGTCTGAAGTACGCCGCGTCCACCATCATCTACCTGTCCAAGAAGAAGGACAAGGTGGACAACGAGGTGGTGGGCAACATCATCCACTGCAAGGCACACAAGAGCCGACTAACCAAGCAGGACAAGATGGTGGATGTGCAGTTGAATTTTGAGACAGGACTAAACAAGTATTACGGACTCCTTGACATTGCGCTGAAGCACGGTATCTTTACGAAGGTGTCCACAAAGATTCAGTTGCCCAACGGCAAGACTGCGTTTGAATCGCAGATCAACAAGAACCCCGAGAAGTACTACAACGAAGACATCCTGCGGGCTATTGACCTTGCTGCCAAGAAGGAGTTCTGCTACGGCAAGGACGAAGCAGATAAGGCAATGGATCGTCTGGCTGAACTTGATGAGGAACTTGGACTAAATGAGTCAAACTGAAAAGACAATCCTGTCAGGACTGCTGAACGATTCCGATTTCTGCAAGAAGACCATTCCGTTCTTGCAGGAGGAGTATTTCCTTGATCGGGTTGATCGTGCAGTGTTCCGTTCACTACAGGATTTCGTGAATGAGTATAAGGGCGTTCCCACCAAGGAAGCCCTGCTCATTGCCTTGGAAAACAACAAGAGCCTGACTGAAGACGAATTCAGCAAGTGCAAGTCTCTTGTTGGTGAGATGGGCAAGACAGTCAAGCAGGACACCAAGTGGATGTTGGATACCACGGAAAAGTTCTGCAAGGACAAAGCCATCTACAATGCCATTCTTGAATCCATTCAGATCATTGACGGCAAAGACAAGGCACGAACTCCTCATGCCCTCCCTGAGATTCTGTCCAAGGCATTGGCTGTGTCGTTTGACACCAATGTGGGACACGATTTCCTTGAGGACTACGAGGCTCGTCACGAATTTTACCACAGGGTTGAGCGGAAGGTTCCGTTTGACTTGGAGATGTTCAATGCCATCACCAAGGGCGGCATCTCTCCCAAGACCCTGAACATCATCATGGCAGGAACAGGTGTAGGCAAAAGCCTGTTCATGTGCCATCATGCCGCTGCGTGTCTCATGCAGAACAGAAATGTTCTGTATATTACTCTTGAGATGGCAGAGGAACGCATTGCCGAGCGCATTGACGCAAACATCATGGACATTACTATGGATGAACTTGCTGATCTGCCTTTGGAACTTTATGAAAAGCGATTGAAGTCTTGCACACGGGGAGTTTCGGGAAAACTCATCGTGAAGGAATACCCTACTTCATTCGCCAATGCCAATCACTTCCGTATCCTTTTGGACGAGTTGCGGCTGAAGAAGCAGTTTACTCCCGACATTATTTTCATTGATTACATCAATATCTGCTCTTCGGCGCGTTTCAAGCACGGCAATACCATCAACTCCTATGGCTACATCAAGGCTATAGCAGAGGAATTGCGGGGCTTGGCAATGGAACGGGATGTGCCTATTGTGTCTGCCACTCAGGTCAACCGAGCAGGGTTCTCATCCACCGATGTTGACTTGACAGACACTTCAGAATCTTTCGGGCTTCCACACACCGCTGATCTGATGATTGCCCTTATTACAACTGAAGAATTGGAAAAGGCAGGGCAGATCATGGTAAAGCAGTTGAAGAACCGTTACAATGGCAAGGCTGCAAACAAGAAGTTCATCGTGGGGCTGAACTACGCCAAGATGAAGTTCTACGACATTGACAGCAGCGTGTCCGAAGACCTGATGGACGCAAACATCCAAAAGGGCAAGGACGATGGGTTTGGTTCAGGATACGGAGCCAAAGACTTCACGGCGAAGTTCGGCAATAAGCGTGACACTAGCGATTGGAGCATTGAATGAAGACGGCAATCATTACAGGCGTAAACGGACAGGACGGTTCTTATCTTGCGGATCTCCTGATCTCCAAGGGCTACTTTGTGGTGGGACTCAAGCGGCGCACCTCGCTCATCAACACAGAGCGAGTTGATCACATCTACACCAACGAAGTGTCCAACTCACAGTTCAAGATGTGCTACTACGATCTCACAGACGGTGGCGCGTTCACCAACCTGCTTGTAAAGTACAAGGTGGACGAAGTGTACAATCTAGCCGCGCAGTCCCATGTTGCGGTTTCGTTTGATGTTCCCGAGTACACTAGTGACGGTATTGCAGGTGGAACGCTAAAGATGCTTGAAGCCATTCGGTCGGTGTCTCCGCAGACCCGCTTCTATCAGGCTTCGTCTTCTGAAATGTACGGCGACTCAACCGACCACGGGGACAGCGGCTACACGGAAACTAGTCGCATGATGCCAGTTTCTCCGTATGCGGTAGCCAAACTCCACGCGCACCACATGACCCGCGTGTACCGCCAAGCCTACGGACTCCACGCAAGTTCAGGCATTCTGTTCAACCACGAAAGCCCACGGCGTGGCGAGACATTCGTGACCCGCAAGATTACCATTGCAGCGGCTCGTATTGCACAGGGCAAGCAGAAGAAACTGCTGCTTGGCAATATTGACGCAAAGCGCGATTGGGGTTTCGCGGGTGACTATGTGGATGCCATGTGGCGTATGCTGCAACAGCCGAAGGGTGATGATTATGTGGTGGCTACGAACCGAACCTATTCGGTGCGTGAATTTTTGGAAGTAGTATTCCAATACGCAGGGCTTGGCGACTACCGCCGATATGTTGAAATTGATCCGCGCCTGTTCCGCCCCAATGAAGTTCCGTATCTGCTTGGTAATCCTGAAAAAGCCAAAACGGTGTTGCAATGGGAGCCACGGCATGATATGATCGCCCTTGCACAGATGATGTACGATTCCGACCACAAGCGAGAGCAATCCAAGCCGTAATGTCCACTTATATTGACAAGAAATACATCAACATGGTGTCGCCTCAACTTGAACGCTTCAAGTGGAAGAGCGCGAACCTTGCAAATTGCCGTTGTCCTATTTGCGGTGACTCGCAAAAGAACAAGAGCAAAGCCCGTGGATTTTTCTTTCCCAAGAAGAACGACTATTTTTTCAAGTGCCACAACTGCGGCATCGGGCATTCGGTGTACCGTTTCTTGCAATTCATTGCTCCTGCATTGGCGCAGGAGTACGCGCTTGAGCGGTGGCGCAACGGCGAGAACGGCAAGAGCAACTATGTGAAGCCTGACGAAACGGCAGTCGCTCTGCCCAAGGCTGAATTGCACCTGCCAAAAATTACTTCACTGCCCGAAGACCACATTGCACGACAATATTTGCAAACTCGGCGCGTTCCTGATCTTGACCGTTTCTATTTTTCAAATGGATTCGGAGATTGGGTTCGCTCCATTGACCCTACATACACCACCATTCCCAATGACGAGCGTATCGTCATCCCGTTTGTGAACAAGCGGGGAGAATTGGTTGCAGCCCAAGGACGGTGCCTAAGCGGTTCCAAGAACGCTATCCGATACATCACCGTAAAGTTCTGCAAGGACGGCAGAGCCATCTACGGCGAGGATCGGTTGGATTACTCCAAGAGGGTTTATGCGGTTGAAGGTCCGATTGACTCTGTATTTCTCAATAATGCTGTTGCTCTTGCTGGGTGCGAACTCGCTCACGCCACTAAACTTTTCAGTGATTGTGTTGTTGTTTACGACAACGAGCCTCGCAATGCAGAAATTGTCAAAAAGGTGGAAGAAGCCATCCGTGGTGGATACACCGTATGCGTGTGGTCTGACAGCGTAGACCAAAAGGACATCAACGACATGGTGCTTGCGGGGCGTTCGCCGCAGGAAGTACAGCAGATCATTGACGAGTGTGCTTGCAGCGGACTCACCGCTCTTGCCAGATTTTCACAATGGAGAATGCGATGATTAAGAATGTAATTGTGTTAGACAACGGTTTTGTGCAGTATGTGGATCACATGGGTGATGATCTCACCATAGCCAATGCTGCGCGTGTGTCGTTCAACAAGATGAGCGATTGGGAAGGCGAACAGCACTGGACGGGTTCCGTCAGCGGCAAGAAGTTGTCTGACCGCGATCAGAAACTCATTAATTACCTTGCCAAGCACAACCACTGGACTCCGTTTGCCCATCCACAGATCACTCTGCGGATCAAGGCTCCCATCTTTGTCCGCACTCAACTTTTTAAACATAAAGTTGGAATGACAGAGAATGAAGTGAGCCGCCGATATGTGAGCGATCCGCCAAGCGTGTATTTTCCACGATGGCGCGGCAAGCCCACAAACGGTGCCAAGCAGGGGTCGGAAGACTTTATGCCTATTGATGACGATTACAACACCGTGAACCGCCACTACGAACTCACGGTTCGGGAGGCTTTGCTTACCTACGATGAACTCCTGAAGCGTGGCGTGGCTCCTGAACAAGCGCGGTCGGTGCTGCCGCAAGGCACATACACCGAGTGGTGGTGGACGGGTTCTCTTTCAGCGTTTGCCCGTGTGTACGCACAGCGGTCCGATCCCCACGCACAATGGGAATGCCAGCAGTACGCACACGCAATCAGTGCCATTGTGCAACCGCTTTTCCCCCACTCTTGGGCGGCTTTGACTGTGAAAGCACCTGTCCCTGAAGCCTAAATACAGGGATGACCGACTTTTCCGATTCTTCCAAGCCCACAGAGCCACGCCGAACTGCTGCTGTTTCCAGTGGTCAGTTTGAGTCGGGTTCCGTATTTCGTTTGGTGCGCGAAATCCGTGGTTCCGCGTACTCTGTGGGCGATCAATTCATGCTGATTGAGTCGGAAGACTGCCATGATCCTGATATTTTGAGATTGGGTGGCGTGGGTGAAAACTGCTTTATTGATCCCCGTGGCAAGCC